GGATATCTAGCCTGTAGGCTTTTGATATTCTCTCTGGCTAATATCTCAGCCACCTCTTGCGGGGAAGAAAAAGAAATCTTCTCCCTTGTCACCATGTTGTAGGCATGAGTAACAAGATCATCACTAGCCATTGGCACACTACCGTTGGCAAAGAACTTGCTCATCTCACCTATATGATCAGCATTACATAAAAACGCACTCATGATTTCACCTCCTCTACTGAAGTCACAGTTTGTATTGCATCTCCATCAGAACCATACATCCATGCTACCGCCTCAGCCTCTTCGTATGTTTTTTCATGTACTTCTATCTTGTAGGTCTTTGTAACCACAACCTCAAAGTCGTATCTTTTATAATCTTTCATTGCTTCTTTTAAGTTCATTATTTCACCTCCCTTAGTGTTTCATGATCTTCTTCAGTTGATTCACCATCCAAGACTCTTGATAGAGCCTTGAGCTGGTCCGTGTTTAGATTATCCAATACATCTAAATTGAATATCTCTAAGTTATTAAATAGGTCCATTATTCACCTCCCTGTGTTATTAAACCTTGTTCTATTAAATCCATTGCAGTTCTACCAAACCAGCCTTGAAGTTGCCAAGCAAGACCGGTGTCAACTAAATGTTGCCATGCCTCTCTTACTTGATCCTCATGATCAGCTGGGATGAATCCCTCTGCAATACCTACAGCTGTGAAATTATCCATTGTCAGAGCCCTCCTTTTTGTATGCACATACTACAAAGTTGTAACCCTCTGCATCAGTGTCTAAATCCAGTAGATCAGTCAGCACGTCCAATACATTTATTTTATGTGATTCAGCATAATCAACCCCAAACCACACACCCTCTGGAACTACAGTCCAGTCATTTTTTTCTAATTGCTTTTTAGTTAACATAATTATTTCCCTCCAAATGTTAAAGCTATTGCAAGTGCCATCGATAATCCTACTGGCACACATATTATGATTGCGAATAAGATGTAAGTAAGTCTATCTCTATTCATAATTACACCTCTCTCTTCAATGCAACCCACTCAAACTTGTATCCAAGCTTTTTGAGTAAATTTAGATCAAGATCAGAAAAGGTTTTGGTCCCTTTAAAAGATGCAAGCATCTTCCCCTGGTTACAAGCTGGGTAAACCAACTCATTCCCAAATACGTTTTTAATTATTAGTTCAATTGTCATTTTTACCTCCCGTGGTATGTTTTGACTAAGACCTCCTCGATCCGGGGAAAGAGAAGGTTTCGACCAATCAGGTCTCATCAGTTAGCCTAAGAGTGATACCACATATCCCACTTGCGAACTATCTCATAGATGTCGAACTCAAGATCATTCACAATAGCCTCTTTAAGATCATTGAATACTGCTGATCTAAAATCCCATCTATCAGGCTTGTTGATCATGTAGCCTTTGTCCATGAAGTAGGCATAGTCTTCAACCAATCCGTCTTTGGATATCTCTTTGGTGATCCATCTCACCATATCTTCCGCTTGATCATGAAACTGTTTTTTGAGCTCAACATATTTCAAGAAGTTGATGTGATTGGATTCAAACAATTCCTCCTTATCAGCTCTGCCCATGATCTCAGTGGCAATAACCATTTCTTTTTCCCAAGTAACTTGAGCGTCTGTTTTTTTATTTAGTTTTGTCATATTTACCTCCCAGTAATGTTTTTGACTAAGACTCCCCGTAGGGAGTTTCGCTCATTAAGAGCTCATCAGTTAGCCTAGAAATTTAACCAGAAACGTCCATCCTCTGACCAATGAGAAGACAATCTAATTTCGATAAGTTTATCTTCTTTGTTTGAATACTGTTCAGCATCTTTGATCATATCTTTTACAATTTCTTTTGCTTGTTTTTTAGTTATGGTCAAATATTTTGTAAAGACATCTGGAAAATATTTATCCTCATTGATAGATTCTTGTGTATAGCCATCAGTCTTAATGTAAACAGCAACATTGGTGCATCTTTGCATTCTGACGATCTTGTCCAGTTCTTTTGGTGTGACATGGATTTTGCCTGAGTCTGTTTTGACTAGTTCGTCAGGGTTATCACCCCATCCTCTAGGCTCCATTCTTGTTGCTATTGCTCTATCTATTTTGTTGTTTAATGCTTTCATACTGCCCTCCTTTTGTGCTTTGTTTGTAAACATTGATTACATAATGGACTATACGATATGTAGTGTCAAGCATTTTTTTTCAAATAAATAAAATTAATTTTTTATCGTGTTGAGAATCAACTGCAATTACTGTATCTTTTGTGTATCACAAATACTTTGAGACTATGGAGCTACAAGCATTAGAAATGAGACTTGAAAACCTAGAACAGAAAATGTCTGAGGTTCATAAGCTCACGTCTATTCTTCCAAGATTAGAGGAGAGAATGATCGCACAAAAAGATGATCTTCAGGATCATGAAGTCAGACTCAGAACTCTTGAGAAAACACAGGCAAGAGACAACATACATTCTGCATGGGGTGAAAGAATTATTGGTGCTGTTGTGACTGCTTCAATTTTAGGAATGGGCACCGTAATATTTAGTTATGTTCTTTAACAAAAATGATCAGGCTGATGCAGTCTTAGAAAGATTTGCATATCTTCCGGAAGCAACCCTGGGCAAGCTAACAATACAGGATCATGTTTTTTGGATCGCGGAGCGTCCTTGGCGGGGAAATAAAAAAGAGGTCAGCTGTATCCCAACAGGATCATATACTTGCAAGGCATATACTAGTAAGAGATTTGGAGAAACATTCGAGATCACAGAAGTACCAAACAGAACCTATATCTTATTTCATGTAGGCAACTTCCCTGAGAAAGATTCTCATGGATGTCTGCTAGTAGGATCATCATTGATGGCAGGCAAGCCAGCAGTCTCTGCTAGTAAGAATGCCATGACTAAATTCAGGGAGATACTGAAGGATGTTGAAAGTTTCGAGATCGAGATCAAAGACTCCTTCCCATTCGACTGGTCCTAATACTAGGACTTGTAATACTTGCGGTATCAGCAAGGACATAGACCGCTTCGAATTATCTAAGGGTTACAGGTTAAGACAATGTCGCCGGTGCCGTTCAGCGGGGAAAAGAAAAAGAATGAACAACTGCCCGTATTCCTACATAAACAACCTATACCACGGACTAGCATATAGAAGGAAGAAGACACACGACTTCGATATAACAAAGGAAGACCTACATAGACTGTATGATCAACAGAAAGGCATGTGTCTATACTCAGGGATCAAGATGACTAATATCAAGGATGGTGAAGGATATCATCTAACCAACATATCAATAGATCGAGTGGATAATGATCTTGGATATGTGAAGGGAAACATAGCTCTTGTTTGTCTGTCTATGAATATGATGAAGTATACATTGGAGTTAAAAGATTTGGTTTATTGGTGTAAAATGGTAGCAAGAAACAACGAGGATTAATTATGGCAATTAAAGACAAGACAATGAGACAAAGGAAAGAGGAATTTGTCCAGCATTATTTAGTGACAAAGAACGCGACTGAGGCTGCAAAAAGGTGTGGGTATTCAGAGAAGTCTGCTTATAATCAGGGGTACAGATTAATGAATGATGATGAGGTTTCAGAAATGCTTGCAAAAGAGTTATCTGATTCAAAAGAACGCAACCTACAAGATCATGACAGCATCATAGAGCAACTGAAAGCTGAAGCCCTAGGTGATGTAGGCGGTCACACCGCAGGCTCTAGAGTAAAGGCTTTAGAGCTATTAATGAAATACTATCAGATGATTGATTCAAGTCAGAAGATTGACATTTCTATGAAAGATTCTTGGTTTGAAACGCTTGATTTTATTCAGAAAGAGGATCACCTTAATTAGGTGAGTTGTTCATCATTATCATCAGACCATCATCAAGAAATGCTGTATTAATAGGGGCTGGGAGTGCTGGACAGGGTACCACATATACATATACCCATATATCCCCTCCCTTCCCTTTCCCAAAATATAAAAAATACCAATAGGGGGGCTTGTATTTTGGACCTGAAAATAGAAAAAAGTGAAATTCAAAAAATTATAAAAACGTTTAAAACGAATCTCCCTCTTTATGCCAAGCATTGTTTAAAAATTATAGATAAACAGGGTAAGTTAATTCAGTTTGAATTTAACGAAGCACAAAAATTACTTGATGACCAGATTAATAAACAAATAAAAGAGCGTGGGAATGTTCGCATATTAATATTAAAGTCCAGGCAGACAGGTATATCTACCTATTGCCAGGCACGAGGATTCTGGAAAACAGTGTCAGAACAAAATCAAAACGCTGTTGTAGTATCTCATCTTAATGAATCTACAAAAGCTATATTTGGAATGGTTAGAAACTTCTATGATAATTTACCCCACCCGCTTGTCATCCCCGAGCTAAAAGAATCTACAAGTAATTCTATGGCGTTTACGCATGGATCCAGGTGGAGAATCGCTACCGCCCGAACCGGGGAGGTTGGTCGTGGTTGGACAACAAACTATTTGCACGGATCAGAGGTAGCCTTCTATCCCAACTCAGATATTATTCCCGGTCTACTCCAGACAGTCCCCGAAGCAGAGTCCGAGATATTATTAGAATCTACAGCCAACGGAGCAGGCGGTTGGTTCTACGATGCTTGTATGAGAGCTTTGCGTGGAGAGGGAGAGTGGGAGATATGTTTTATTCCCTGGTACATGATGTCAGACTATCGTAGAAAAGTAGATCCGTATTTTGAATTAGA